CACCGTTCCATCCTCCAATATCGAGAGGGCGTTCTCCCGACTCGACTCGTTGTCGCCTATACCATAAGAGAACAAAACTTTATTACCGTTGATCTCAGAGAGGTTGTAACGTCCGAACGACACCTCATGATCATTGGACACGGAAACATGGTCACCATGGGCAAAAGCGTAACTGGCCCTAACGACAGAGCATGAGTATCCCCCCACATGCGACCATCTGGCATTCCCCCGGATGTAATCATCACCGATATGCGACAGGCAATCTATGACGTTATTCTCTCCTTCCACATGGGCAGCGGTGGCGTAATATATCGTGGAACCATCCACAGACTCACGTACGAGGTTGGATTTTCCCTCTATGTGACATCCCGTATCCCTAGATTGGGGATAGACCGTATTCCAGCATCCCTCTATATGGATCACGTGGTCTATCTGAGCAGCCCCATGCGCGGTTACGGAGGCCCCCGATACATTTCCACGACCTTCCACGTGTACACAATTGTTTAAAACGACATTATTAACTCCCTCTACATGGTTTCTTTCCCCAAAGGAAGCATGTATATAATAATCATTAAACAAGTCCTCACTTACGATAATTTCTTTCCCCCATGCGAGGCCATATGTATCCCATATCGTCCTGATCAAATCCTCTTCGTTGAGAATTTTTTTCCCCCCTTCAACGGGCGGCACGTAAGATCCATTCTCTATACGAGCGGCCAGTCCCTCGACATGCGACAGCCCTCCCCAAGCGATCCCGTTCATCCCTTCCACATGCCCTTGTGGTCCCAAGCACCACGTCTCCCTCCCCTCGGCATGGGCATCGGCGGCGAAAACATTCGTCTTATGCCCCTCGGCGTGAGATCTAGGACCGGTAGCATTCGTATTCATGCCCTCGGCGTGGGCGTAGGCTCCGGCTGCCTTGTTATTCTCGTAATCGTTGAATATCTCGGCGTTCTTGTAACCGGGGTAGTTTCGTCCTACGCCGTTCCCTCCCTCGGATGTGATTTCTATATCACCCTCCCCCAATATGGATTCACCGTTAACCGTCTTGAAAGAGGTGCTTGAGGGTAATGCCCCGACCTCATCGGCCGTATATAATGGTTTAGTGGATGACATTATCCATTCTGGCTTATTAAGGACATTGGTCCAGTCTATACTGGCGGGACCTCCAGAAGTCCCGTCCTTACCTCGTGGGATACCTAGATTTATCACGTACAATGGGTTTCCCTCACTATCAACCCCGGTTCTCTCGATATCGCCTGTGGCATCGCTACCCGCGGATAGGGTGATGACTCTCACGTCTTCCAATACTGGGGTCTTCCCTGCCAGACCCTCCTCCGGAATATCCGCTATCTTGTCAAGCAAGACGTTTATCTTATCTGTTGTCTTGTTAATGATTCCCATATCACACCTCCTTCAACGATATACCCGTTATTGTTATAGTGGACAATTTTTCTGGAAAGAACGCCATTACCACGGCGTCGCTTACCGTACTATCTCTTTTGAAAGGCGTTATATCCACTGTAAAGGTCTCCACAGATGTCGTTATCTGCTCGCTATAGATTAAATCTCCCGAGGAAATGTCGTTGAACTCACCACCGGGATCTATAGAACCTATGCCCGCCAAGAAAGTGACCGTATCGGAAGATGACTTGGCCGTGATACTTAGCCTGTATATATGCCCATTCGACAGCTTGCTCCCGAGATATCCCTTGTTGAACAGCACCCATCCTTGATTGCCGGGCGAGGACATGACTATCATCCTGCCGCCGGACGTAGAAGCCATCAAAGTATCCGTCCCCGTCTTCAGCACGCTCGTATATGTATCCGATGTCAATGAAACTCCAAGCAATATCTCGTCACCCGTTATAATAGCCTTCTCGAAATTAGCGGTCAAGGTCTTATTAGCGTCCCAAGTGACGTTGTGGGTCTGGTTCCCCCCATCGCTCCAGCTGACAAAGCGGTAACCGGAGGCGGGGGTAGCGGATACCGCGCGTACCGTCCCCTCGTCGGCGGCACCTCCTCCGGACACGGTACCGCCCTGTTGCGGGTTGGCTATCAGGGTCACCGTATATCGGGTCACCTGTATCTTGGTGAAATACGCGGTTATCCCCTTGCCTGAGACATCCCATGTAACCAAATGGCGTTGGGCGCCACCATCGCTCCATCTGGAGAACTCATACCCATCGTTGGGTATAGCCTCCACGTACTCCTGCTCTCCCTCGTATTTGAAAAGCATAGATCCCGGTGTAGGGATCGTCGTACCTCCCTCCTGCGGAGACACGTAGATCCCAACCGTTATCAAGGAGGTTTCTCCAGTGGTCACATACAAGGTCCCGTCACTTTTCTTTCTCACGTCTCCCCCCCCAATGTCACTGGGATTAAGAGTCAAGAAATTATTTCCTGAGCCGAAACCGAACACAAGTTTCTCCGGGGAGACAAACACGCTCTTATCCCCCTTGTGCATATTCAGCTCTGGCATACCCGTATTCTGGTTCACGGCGAAACGCATGATCTCTTCCCCGTTATAGGCGATCCTCAAATAACCGTTAGAGATGACAAGCTCCGTCTTAGTACCAAGGGAGTGAAAGATGCCGTTCATGTCCACGGAGCCATCGGTCTTAACTATGAACTTATCATTTACGTTCAAGTTACTTGTTTTTATCGCCTTGGCTATAACGAGAGAAGTGATGAGCAAGTCCGTATCTATCAACTGGGTATTGATAGATGCCCCGTTTATGAGGGTCTTGCCCTTCGCCGCTTGTTCCTTCATCGAGGCGTAATCCGCGTATCCCAATTGTTTGGCCATCTCGTTTTTGTCCGCCTCGGTAATCGTCTCGATATCGGAGATAAAAACATCGGAGGCCTCATTGACCGCCTCCTCCTTGATCTTCTGTTGAATCGCCTTGTTTGCGTTCTCTATGGCCGTGGCAAGTGAGGCATAGGCGCTGTTGAACGCGGAGAACTTACTATCGACAATCTCCTTCTCGGTTATTGTCGTCTTACCGTCCGAAATGGCCGTCTGTATAGATGCCAACAGATTATCCACCGCTCCCATGAACGTCACCTTGGCGTTCAATAAATCCGTTTTTGGGATACCTGAAAGGAAAGGGTTGGTATATAACGTGTTGTAGGTTGATTCCACCTCTTTCTTAGTAGCGTTCACCGTATTGGTGTACTTTCCTATGGCCACCGCCTCCGATCTGGAGATAATCCCGTCCTCGAACGCCTCGTCCGTGAAGTCCTTCAAGCCCAAGACATCGCTCTTGGCGGTATTGGCGCTATCCATCGCGCTCGTAGCGTTCTTGTTAGCCTCATTCGCGGCTTTCTGGGCGTTATCCGAGTATGACTTAAGATTATCCTGTATTTTTTTGTTGGCGTTCTCCACGGCGGAATAAAAATTACCGCAAGCGGTATTGAACGCCGTGTATTTATCGTTTATGCCGGCTATCTCCTCTTCCGTGGCCTTCTTGTCCGCTATGGCCTTGTTTACGGCGTCGATCAGGCTATCTATGGAAGAGAACAGGGTTTCCTTGGCCTCTTCCAAGGAGACAAGCTCTGCCCCGTCAAGATAAGGATTGATCCTCAACTCATTATATGTAGCCAATGACGATGCCTTCTCGTTGTTTACGATATCTATATAGCGGGCGATATCCTTGGTCTCCGCCTCCGATATGATTCCATCGGCGAAGGTGTTATCAACGTAATACTTGAAATCATCCACCGAGCCTTGCACTCCCTCGATAGCCTCTTGGGCGGCGGAGGCGGCTTCTTGGGCATTCTTGATGGAATTATTTATGCCTTCCATGTCCGGCTTGTCTGTCAAGTTCTCGAAGCCGGCAGACCCCGGTTTTATGACTACCTTGCCCGTGAATACGTTCTTGTCGGCGTTCGGGGAAATGACCGTCACTTCCTTATTCAACATCGAGTAAGAGTTGATACCGGAATACAGCTTGAAGCACGGAGCGTCATCGTCGTAGGAGGATAGATAAACTACATGCTGACGATTGGTATCCGTCTTGTTGCCTATCGTGACGATCGTATCACCCGCCTTCGGGACCATGCTGCCGGGGTCACAATCATCCATCGACAAGTCTATATAATCACCCCCCAAGCCTACGACCCTGCGCCAGTAATACTGGTTACGGACATTATGGGATATCCCGGTCTTCACGTTAAACTCTCGGCATTGGGCCATGTCATCGATAGCGAACTCATTTACGATCTCCCTCTCCCCGTCGGTCTGCCGGAAATAACACCTGTACACGTTGGTGGTGGCACGAGCCGATCCCCCCAAGGAGTATAACCGGCTATTCTCGGTGTCATATAAGGGATCGCCGTTAAAGTCATATAAGGCATCCAGCTCTACCGATACCTCCTCCACCCTAATGCACTCCATGCTCGCCGGAGATAATACGATACGCCCTCCCACGTGAGAGAGGTGCTTGATCTCCAACGTGTCGAAATAGGCCTTGAGACGGATGTAGATCTCGTCCGCCTCTATATATGATTTACCGGTCTTTGGGTCCCTTTTCACGAGGAAGCCCGTGCCGAAAGGACCGGCGGCAAAATCCTGAGACTCGATATTATCAGATATCAATCCTCCGAGGAGCTTGATAAGATATTTGGTCTGGTCCGGCTTGTCCTTGCGCAAGAATGTCGCCAACGAGCGAAGGGCGGAGAATACGTTGCTGTCGCTTGCCGGGGTGGAGTCATTGGTACGGATAACGTATACGCCGCTTCCCCCTGAACCGGTATATGTCTGTCCTTTATAAGTCAAGGAATCAACCTTGTCCTCCAATTCACCAAGCCGGCTGTATTGAGTGCTCTCGCCTATAGTATATACAGGAGAATCATAAGGGATATCAAGGCTCATCTCCCAGCCTATAACACGACTGATACGCCCTTCCGACGAGAAGAAAGCGGGATTGACCATCCGCATCCTCTGCCCCACGTCGTAAGTCCGGTTGATCTGGTCTTGATAGACCCATTCCGAGTCCAACGTAGTCGGGTACGTGCCATCGTCAATACTGGTTCTCTTTATATATTCTTTACCCTTGGCCAGAAGCTCCGCCTCCGCCTCCGGTATATATTGGTCGGACACTAATTGTATATTGAATCCGGAAAGTATATATTTATCGCCGTTCTCCGGACGGATCACATCGTCTGGTAACAAGCGGCCATAATCCTCGTTAGCGACGATCTCCCATAATTGCTCGACGGGTTCCGATCCCTCGGGATTAAAAGTGACTCCGAAAGTCATGCCATTAAGTCTCCCGGATTGGAACGTGACCTTCAATTTCTCGCCCTCTATGATATATTCATCCTTGAACACCAATCCGGTATCCTTGTATTGATAAGCCTTGAAAGTCCCCGTCACCTCTCCGTCCGTCTCTATGTTCCTGTTCACGGTCTTAACATCCGACAACGTACCTATCCGTCTGGGATAGATATCATCGAATACCACCACGTCCTCCACGGCCTCGGCGTTGGTCATGCCGGGATAGGCATCGATATACGGTGTCCCAGATGGGAGCATGAGCCGCTTTTGCACGACACCGTTGACCACGGTCTGCTCATCTACCGGACGATAGTTGGCAGGGATGTTTCTGGTACCTCCGAACACGTATATACGTGTCGCGTAAGTACCCTTGCTATCGTTACGGGTCATGGAGGAAGCCTCCACGCCCAACTCTATCTTGACGGCGTCACCGAACTCGCATCGTCCGAAATGGATAATATTCTCGGTTATCCAGCAGTCGCAATTCCACTTGTCCTTGGCGGCCATCGAGAAAAGAGCGTCCAAAAGGTGGATATTATTATAAGACATCAACACGGCCTTGTTCTCGACCGTGTTGTCTATATCAAAGTCATAATCGATGCCGTTATACGTGTATCCATTAGCTTTCAGGTTACGCAGGAACACGCCCAGTTGCGTGTCAAGAGTGGCGG